GGTATCGCCGCCAGACATCTTTCTGGGAGAGGTTGGCGGTAATCGCGTCCTCGATGCTGAACTGGGCGACGTACTCTTCCCCTTCCCGGTTCGCTTCGATCTTGCACCCCTTATTGTCATTCTGGAGCCACTTGAACTTGACTCCGTGGGAGCGCATGATTGCCAGCATGGAGTCGGCGTACATCCCCAGGCGTCCCTCTGGGCTGAGCCAGAACGCCCGCAGGGAGAACATCGGCAGCAAGCCCATCTCCCGACCTGTCAGGACGACAGCCAAAAGCGTCCCGGCCTGCTGATCGACGGAGCGGTTGACGGTAAACGTCTTAGGGAGAAACGGAGTCCCTACCATCGCACCGCAGAATTCCTTGAGCGCGGCCATCTGCTCTTGCGAGGGCAGGCCCAGTTCGGTTGACGCGTTACGAGCAAGTGCTGTATCTGGGGATTTGTAGATAGATACGGAAGAACCACCCATCACTCACCGCCTTTCAAAATAGAGTCTATGACATCGAACGATGCCAGGGTTGATGCTGGCGGAGCCGGGGGCGCATCCGCAGCAGCCATTTCCTTCTGAGCCTGTTGCGCCTTGGCCGTCTTCCCCGCCCGGTATTTGTTCCAGCGGGCTTGATTGGCCTTCATCGCCTCGGCCTTGCGCTCCTCCGGCGTCAATAGGGCGAAGCGGTTGTACAGCTTCCGGTGCCCCATCAGAGGTTTCATGCGCTGGCCCCACATCTTGCCAAGCGTCTTGTTGTCAATGGGATGCTGGCAGTAGGGGCACTTTACCTCAACTACTTCGTTTGTCTGTTCCATGTTCCTTTTTCCTTTGGGTCACGATGTGAGCACACGTCTTACACCGTGGCGCTTTGCCGGGAATCTCTACAGCCTGATCCCCCCAGAACAGAACATCCGGGGCGCAGAGCGGGCTGAAACAACGGTTGCTTTTGACTACGGCCCAGTGGACCACATCGTAAGTGGTTGGATTGGCCGTGTAAATCTCTCTTGGGGTATTTTCCAATGCTACCTCCCATTGGCAGCGTGCCACACTCGACAGGGAAACACAAGCCAAAAGTGCGACAAAATAACCCTTGACAGACTAGTAGGGTAGCAGTACCGTGGAATCGAAGCTGACGCATCGCGGATCTGATGCCTCCACGCCTGTGTTGGCTAGTTGGCGCTCCGGCCCATTCCTCAGCCGTTGAGCGCCAGCGTCTAAGGCCCTCGGGGTTTCGACACCTCGCCCCGAGGGCCTTCAATTGTCTGGATACAGACACGTAAAATGTCCCACAAAAACACTTGACATGCGAGCGGGACGTGGTAGCATAGGGCAGTGGAGGTGAGCATGAAGATCCACGCAGATCACGAGATTAAGGCCGCTCAGGAGAGACGCGGCCAACGGCGCGACCTAGCACGGCTCAACGCAGCCGCTCCAGAATTGCTCGAAGCCCTCAAGGATTGTGTGGGTGGTCGTCTTGGGGGCCAGCCGGGGTATGTGAACGCGCTGGCGCTTCAGCGGGCAGAAGCGGCGATTCGGAAGGCTGAGGGCCGGTCGTGAGCACAATTACGAAGGCTCTCCCCGATCTGTCCCGCACCCAGGCTGCGCTTGCGGCTTATGATGAGTTCGACAACAAAGCCGCATTCGAGGGGGTGACCACTCCGTCAGCTAAAGCAGACGGCTTCTCGCGAAACGCTTGGGTACAAACTCCCTACGTTGACTCGCGAAGGCAGAGTCCCTGCCCTTTGGAGGATGACTTGAGAACTAACGAGATCCCGAGATCCAGACAATCCGCACTTGGGGCACGAGTGCCAGCGGTTGTTCAGCCGCTTTGGCACAGTCGCTCCGCATGTGCATGTTTGGCTCGTACCGCTCGGGTTCACAGCTACCATCTCTCGCCCAGCACTTGCAGCCTTGTACGAAAGGAACTGGTAAAACATGCCCCAACCGGCGTCGTGAACGGACTTCGCCAGCATACCGCCAGAAAGCCCCTTCACGTTCAGATCTTCGACTGCGATCAGACCAAACTTGTTGACAATCTTCCGAGACTCTTTGTGCAGGAAGTCGGCCCTCTGGTTGGAGATATGCGTGTGAACGATCTGCAACTCTTGCACGGCCTTCCTGCGCCGGTTGCTTCCCTTGCGACGTCTGGCAACCTTCCGTTGCGACCGTCTCAGTTTTGCCTGAGACTTCCTGTAGTAGCGCGGGTTTTCAATCTCCGTCCCGTCCGACAGGACGGCAAACGTCGTCAATCCGACATCGATCCCAACGGATTCAGAGGAATCGGGGATAGGGCAAGGATCACACTCGACCGCGAAGCAGACGTACCACTTCCCGGATTGGCGCTTCAACGTCACCGTCTTAATGCGTCCCTCAATCGGGCGATGCAGTTTGACCTTGAGGAGTCCGGCCCCTTGTATGCGGAGCTTCCCATCGTCTATCAACCTGCAACCATCTCCGTAGGAGGGGAAGGTAATGCTGTCAAAACGCTGGAACGGCTTGAACCGGGGGAAGCCAGTTTTCTTTCCTTCCCTCAGGCGACGGAAGAAGGCTTGGTATGCCTTGTCCACGCGGCGAAGGACATCCTGGCAGCAAGAGAAGTTGGCAAGTTTAACCAATCCCTCCGCCCGCATGGCCTTCAGTTGGTTGGCTTGGTCGTAGTAGTTGATCGACTTCCGGCACGTCTTCCAGGCCCCGCGCCGCTCTTCAATGGCGCAATTGTAGAGATCACACGCCTCGTTCAGTTGCCAGTTAAAGAACGCAACTTGGACTCTGGTTGGATAAACCCGATATTTGAACGAACTGAGCATATTACTTCAAGCCGAAGTAAAGAGCGAGTCTCCGAAGGGCCATCTCAATCACCGACGCTTGGCTCAAGCCGAGCTTCTCGGACAGCAGGGACAGAAGGCGGTGGGCCTCTTCGCTCAGGCGGAATGACGTTGGATTCTTCACACCTCAATCGTAGTCCTCTATGCGCTACTAGTCAAGCAAGAAAGGAGCGCGCATTCCTCCGTCGCCTAAAGGCGACGGTCCCCTGCGCTTAATCTATGGACACCTGCAAACGGTGCGTGAGGCCCGGCCAGTTCGTGCGCGAGGCGGTTGCCCGATGGGAACAGCGCAAGGCGGAGGGTCAACCATGACGCAAGAACAAGGCGAGCGGTTGGCGGTCGGGGAGATCGTGCAGATCAACCCAGAGATGGATATTAACCCCATGTTCGGGGCTTGCTTGCTTGTCGTCACCGAACTGAAGTCGTGGGGTGTTATGGGATACGTCCAGGGCTTAGGCAGTGACGGCAAGATCGGGGGCCAAGCCTACATCCGGTTGCCCTTCGATCAGATCGAGAAAACCAACGGGATGGCCGTTTGGGCTATCGGGGACGAGCCGGAAGGCTGAGGGGGAAGTATGGCCGAAACAAAAGAGGATTGGGTGGCGATGATTCAGGGAGTATTGGCCCATTGAAATACGAACCCGAAGGTCGGCAGATTCCCTATCAAGTGCGGCTGCAAACCCAGGCAATGGAGGAGGCGGCTCGAAGGACGATGGCGGCATTACTGACCGCCGAAGCGAAGCGCAGGCGCAAAGCGGAGCGGTGGGCGCGGGTGGGCTGGGCGCTGTCGCTGATGGAGTTCCTGGCGCTGGCGGGGCTGGTCTGTGGGTTGTGGAAGGGGTGGTTCTAATGGGCACTTATACCGACGTTTGTTCTGTCCTGAAACCAGCCAAGCGTGGATCTGCCGAGATCAGGATCGACACCCCATCCGGCTTTGAACGGTTAAGCGGAGCACTCCACGGCCAGCCCCTCGACCGAGAGAAGTATGCGCGGCTGCTGATTAACGGGCGCGTCATGATGACCGACGCCGAGTTTGAGCGCCTCACGAACCTTGAATTTGTCTGCAAGGCGCATGGGGATATTCTCATTGCCGGTCTTGGTATCGGCATGATCCTCAAGCCTGCCCTAAAGAATGGGGAGAGCGTTACGGTAGTGGAGATCAATCCCGACGTGATCGCCCTCGTTGCCCCATCGTTCGATGATCCGAAACTGCGGATCGTCTCGGGCGACATAGACTCCTGGTTGCCGGAAGCGGGGCAACGCTTCGACGCCATCTACTTCGACATTTGGGAGCATTTCAACGAAGAAACGAACGCCCACGCCACAAAACTGGGCCGGAGATTCTGTAAGTATCTGAAACCGGGCGGGTGGATGGGGTCTTGGACGCGGGCGGCTTGGAAGGCCACCAACAGGCGGTAAGGGAGGATTGCATGGTAAAACAGCAAACGATATGTGACCGATGCGGGCAGGAAAAGAAGGGCGCGAATCACTGGTGGGAGGTGTACGGTTCGCCAGTTATTCCCGACGCGCTAGTGATAAGACCTGCGGGGCCATCGACAGCACAGCCGGGGGCCGTAGAGGTGCTGGGCGCACCAGGGGACTTCTGCTCCCAAGTGTGCGCCCTGCGAGCCATCGACGAATGGATGTCAAAGCAGATTGCAGAGGCGAAGGCGGAAGAGAAACTGTCGCAGGAAGCGGCTGAAGCCAATGCTTAACAAGTCTGAGCGCATCCGCCAACTGCTTCTGGCGGGCGAGTTGGGGCCGCTCGAAATAGGGGTAATCGTCGGCACAACAGCAGCGACCGTTCGCTCTGTCAGACAGCGCATGAAACGTCCGCAGGCCATCTCTGACGTGAACGCAAGGATTGAATCCCTACGGATCGAAATGCGCCTATTGCAGCGCGATGTCTCTGCTATCAGAAGCGACATTACGGCCATTTTCCAGAAGCTAAGGAAGACACGCCACTGATGCGCCACGCGCCGGTTCAAGCGCCCCGGTAGCCTACTCACCACTAACCCACTGGTTCAGCCCTGGTCCCGTCTACTTGGCGAGTCGTCCAACTGGTTAAGATGCTTGACTTTGACTCAAGAGATGTAGGTTCAAGTCCTGCCTCGCCAGCCAACCTAAATCGCCCCGGTTCCACGCGCCCCGGTCGCCCCGCCCTGGTCGCGCCGGTTGACGCTCAGCGGGCGGCGCTGGCGGCGGGCCGGAATCTACGCTTCCCAAAACTTTCCTCTTGACAGGCCGCTATGCAAGGTGTAACGTGGGTCTATGCCACAAAGAACAGGCAGAAATGGAGGCAAATAGCCGTGTTGCATCTGTTAGAGGAACTGACGCCCTACCAAGAGGGGCGGCTGATGGCGGATCTGACCCGCAAGGGATACACGTCCGAAACCGTCAACGGATATACTCCCGGCACGCTGGAGTATCAGGAATTCAACCGAGGGGTGTACGACGACGCGCAAGCGGAAGCGCACAAGGCGGCGGCGGGCATGGGCGTGGGGGTGACGGCGTGACGCGCATATCTTCAGCCAGTCCGGTACGCCGGGAAACCGACGTTCACTACCGGGGTAGGGCGTTGGTGGTGGAGCTTCACCCTGGCTTTTTGACCCTCAAAGAGAAGGGCAAGCGGTACAGGGTGAGCGTGGGCTACGACGCCATTCTCTCGCTGGGTTTCAAACTGTTAGCGCGGGCCGAAGCCGCAGAGAAGAAGAGCAAAGGAGGCAAGCGATGATCCGTTTCCCGTCGCTGACAAGCGACCAGCACGCGTGATGTATCGCCTTTGACTTCAGCGACTTCCAAGGCCATGCAGAGCAATCTCCACATTACGGCCTTCAGGTGGCATCCCCACCTGTCCACGGGCAAGGATGACTTGCGCCGCAGCGTGATCTCTATGCGCGGTGTACCCGCAGGGGCAGACGTGCTGCCGCTGGCTTAGGATCTTTTTCGCTACGGCCCCACAAGAGGGACACGTTTGAGAAGTGTACGCCGCATTAACTTCGACTACCTCAACCCCGGCCCATTCTGCCTTGGATTTAAGGATATTCAGGAAGCTGCCCCAGCCAGCGTCCAGAACAGCGCGGGCAAGCCGGTGATTCTTGGACATCCCAGAGATGTTCAAGCTCTCCACCGCGATCAACCCGTACTTGTCTACCAACTTTCGAGCAATCTTATGATGCTGGTCGCACCTGTAGTTTGCAACCGAGGCGTGTGTGGCAATGACAGCACGCCGAGCGTTGCGTCGTCCTCTACCGCCCTTATTCCTTCGATCCATGCGCCTCTGCTGGACTCGCAGTTTGCGGAGCTTCCACTTGAGCGGCTGGAGGGGCGCTATGTGCTCTCCATCCGAAGTTGTCAGGAAGCTCTCGATTCCCAAGTCAATCCCGACGGCGGCAGTATTTTTATTTTCAACTGCCACTTCGCCAAGATCGCAGACAATCACGACATACCACTTCCCGGCTTCGCGCTTTACCGTGATCGTCTTGTGCTTTCCTTCAGTGGGACGGTGCAGCCGCACGCGGACCAACCCGACGTGCTGCAAGCGAAGTTTATTCCCGATCAGCCTAACACCGTGCGGCACTTGGGGGTAGGTAAAGCTATCGAATCGGTCTCTGCTCTTAAACCTCGGGTATCCGGGCTTTTCTCCGGCCTTACAACGCCTAAAAAAAGCAGCAAAGGTGGTATCCAGACGGTTCATCGTGGCCTGAGCGCTTTGCGCGTTGAGACGCGCAAACCAAGGATTGATTTTATTCTCCCTTGCGAACCATTTGGCTTGATCGCGGTACTTGATCGACTTCTTTTCGATTTCGTAGGCCGTTTTTCGCTGTGCAAGGCACTGGTTATAGAGACGCCTGTGTGTCTCCAGCGTGATCTCCAACTCCCGCGTCTGGTTGACGTTAGGATAGAGGCGGTACTTGTACGCTTTGTACATCTGCCTTCACGTTGTAGCGTTCGGCCAGCAACCGCACGGCCATCTCAATCACAGAGGCTTGGCTCAAGCCTAGTTTCTCGCCAAGCACCACGAGGAGCCGCAGGCAGTTCTCACTCAGGCGGAATGCGGTTGGCTTCTTCATATCTCAATAGTAACGCAAATCGCGTTACTTGTAAACAACCTAAGCCAAGCCCGCGCCGGTTCACGCAGAAAGCCCCGGTCACTGATCGGGGCTTTTTCGTGTCTGGATACAGACAAAGGAGAGAACGTGAAAGGAGGTGGAGTTATGCACAACTAGCCGAACGCCCTGGTAGCAACAAACGGCCCCGGTTCCCTGCAAAGGGAGCCGGGGTTTCTTTTGCGCCCTGGTAGCAGAGAGCGGGAGGGCGGGCAGACAGCGCCGGTTCGCGCCGGTTCGCGCCGGTTCAAGCGGGCACAAAAAAGCCCGCCCCGCCGAAGCGGAGCGGGCCGGGGAGCCGGTATGCGGATGGAGGCTAGGCCCGCCGCTCGACACCCCTGAAGAAATGCGCGCGGGCAGATTCAATCGTCCAGCCGACATATCTCAGCGCGTTACAGCATATGCGCCCGTTACGACGGAGCCGGGCCGGATGCCCGCACATCTGAACGATCCCATCTCGAACGTAGATCTTCACGGCGTAATCATAGCCGTTCTGCACGACGCCCGCCGCGTCGAGTTCCTGAAGCGTGGCGCGCATTATCGCCCGCGCCTCTGCCACTCGCCTAGCCAGCCACACGCGCCGCAGAGCAAGGCAAACGCGCCCGCCAGCAGGATCGCGCCGTGTAGCCCGTCAGGGCGGCCAGCGCAAGCCCAGAGAACGGCCACCGCGCCCGCAATGGCCACGTAAGCATAAGCCTTCGAGTTATGAAGCACTGGACGCCTCCGACCTATAGGCCCACGATTGCCGCGCTATCTCGCTCAACTGTTCCCACGTTTTGCGGGGTGCGCCGTCGTGATAGTAGGGTTGTCTTCGCACGTCTGCTTCATAGTCGGCCCGCCCGCACTCGGGAAGCCCCGTTGCAATTGCGGCAGTGATCTGGTTATGAGCGTCCTCAGCGGAAACCTTCAGGGCTTCGACAAGTGGGAACGTCCCGTAATTGAAAACAAAGGTCCGCGTCTCGCCGCGAAAGGTGGTTTTCACTAAGCGCGTTTCCATGTCAATCTCGGTCAGGTATTTTAGCATCGGACCTCCAAACGCTTTGAGTGGGCTAGACTTGGGACTAGCCCCATGCGCGTTAGATCGGGCCGCAAGGCCCGATCCCCTCCGCATCAGTCGCCGGTGTCAACGTGTACGGTCCGGCCCCACGGGGCGCGCGCCGTCGTGGTCAGGTCCGTCAACCATAGGACAGGATAAGCCGGTTCGCGGGGCGTGTCGGCTGATTCCAAGTCCGTGAAATAGATACCGAGTTCGGGGTCCTCGCCGGTTTCCGCGATAGCGTCAAAGGCAGGCTGAAACCGCGTCCCGCCGCCGCCCATGTGGGCCGGGGGCGTGTCGGGTATCGTTTCTGCGTCATACGTCCCTATCAGGTGGGCGCGCGTGTCGCATCCCCAATAGCGGACCCGTTCGGGCTTGCATTCGCGGACAAGGCCCGCGAATTCTGCCCACGCGATAGAGAGCAAGCGTTCGTCAATCGACCCGCTTGTGTCTGTGATCCAATCTATGATCCCTTGGGGTTCCTTGTCGATACCGGGCAGGTATAACCCGCTGGCAATAAAACGCCGGTTCGGGCGACTCCATGTATAGTCGCTCGGGTTCGTGGCCTGCACGTATTCGCGGATGATAGCGCGGTAGTCTTCCCGCGATTCCCGCGCCGCCTTAGCGGCCCGCGCCGCGTCCGCCGGCAGGGTCCCAGCTTTGCGGCATACGTTTGAGGCTTGCTCACCCACTATCTTCCAATCTTCCTCAGTCATTCCGGGCCGGGCCGGGCCGGGCTTGCCCGATCCCTCGCCGGGCTTCCCTTGCGGCTGCGGGGCGTCCGACACTGTACCAGTACTCGGAGCCTTGTCGGGCTTGCCTTGCCCGCTCTGCTGCTGCTGCTGCGGCTGCTGGCGCTTCGCCGCCGCGCGCTTAGCATAGATCACTTCAGCCGATAACCCCTCATACTGAGGATCAATCAGAACATCGGGCGGAAGCTGAAAACCCGCTTTGGCTAGCTCTCCGTTGATAGCTAGATCGGTGGAAATGTTCCACTCCTGCCCGTCACGATTGCCGCGCCGCCAGCAGTGGCCTAGGGCGCAGTGCATAGTCTCATGCGCCACTATCGCCATGAGATGCGGGCGGGCTTGTTCCAGGACGAATTGAGGGTTATAGCATAGCGTCGAACCGTCAACGTTACACTTCTCAATAGACGGATCGGCCACCATTGCGAGATGAGACGCTAGCACTCCGAACCATGGTTGATCGAGAATCAGGGCAGAGCGCGCGGCACTCATAGCCCGTTCGGCCCGTTCCAGGACGTTTGAGGGTGAGTCCATGGGAAACCCCTCACGCGACGAATTGGCGCATTTGATCGAGCATCGCTTCGGCCTTCGCCGCAACGTCCTCGCGGGTAAACATATTGTCTCGGAGGGATTGTGCGTCGTGGGCGCAAAGCTCGCGCATTTCATCCGCGAACAGGGCTATTTTCGGATCGTTCGTCAGGTTGAGGGACGGGAGAACATCCAGCAGCTTTTGGATGTTCTCCACAAGGGAATCACGGAAGGGCGAAGCGCCGGGCTTCGCCGGATCGTAAGCGCGGAGCCGTTCGGCCATTGCAGACACTACCGTTTTGATCCGGTCCCAAACGTCGGCCATCGCGGCCTGCACGGTCGCGTTTGAGTCGTCTTCGATCTGCTGGCGTATGGCGTCAACCTCTGCCGCTCCGAGTTCCACGACGCGAAAGTCGCCCGCAGTGGGAACCGGGCGAACCGTCCAGCGGAAGGAAAAGCGCCGCCGCAACTCGTAAGCGCTGGGATAGTCTGCCGGATTGAAAAGCCCGTTCAAGCGTTGCCGGGCGTCGTCCACATAACTGGGCCACGCGGTCAGGAAGGCGTCAACTAAGGGCGTCCAGTCGGACTCCCGTTGACGCATCCAGTCCGCATACTCCCAATAGCCCGCGCCCGTCAGGATGCGGGAGCCGTCGTCACCCCATGGGAGCGTGCGCCTGTAGTGTTCGGTCCGAATCTCGCCCGCTAACTTCTTGATCGGTTCCAGAGCCTCTTTAGCGAGCAAGTTCTTTTTGTACTGCCCCGCGTCAATGGTGGTCTGGTGAGCATCCGCGACCTCGCGGGTTACTTTGGCGTCCGTCCGCACGGCGTTGAAGAGTGAGAGATTGACAGATACGAGCATCGCGCGGTCCGCGATGGTCTGTGTTTGGGTGTTTAGATTCATAGGTAAAGCCTCCATTGATTCGAGCGTTAAAGGTTGCGCGTGTCTTGATCCAGACACGCTAGAAAACTACGTCAGAATGAGCGATACCCCACGCGATAAACTCGGGCGTGGACTGAATCGACGGGGAAACCGCGCAAGCAAGCCGGAGCGAATATACCCCGTACTCTGCCGGGAGCCGGTCCAAGTACTGAATCCCGCGCCCGCAGTTGCTAGGCGTGATAGTGCGGGCGACCGCCGCCGCTATGGCATACATGGCGCTAGGCGACGTGGGCAGGGTGGCCGCTTGGGGGTTCATAAAGACGGCCTGAATGTTGGGAAGCTGGCGGAAGTCACGCACGAAGGCCGAGAACTCCTGCGCGGTAGACTCTCCCACGCATCCCGAAAAAAGGGCGTGTTCGATGTTCGCCGGGGCTTGGCGCTTGACCATCTCACTCATAAACTGGCCCCATGAGCGGCTAGACGGGTAAGCCTTTTCCTTAGGATCGAAGCGATTGAGCAACTCGGGCCGGAACTGAATAAACGCGATACACTCGAACGCCACGCCCGCCGCCACGGCCCATTTAACCCAGTCGTTAGCATCCGGTTCCAGGTGCAAATGCACGAAGCGGTTAGCAAGAGCGGATGTCATACGCTGGACCCCGCCGCCGTCCGTCTCGTAGTTGACCGCCGCGAACTGAACCACGTCCGGGGGCATGGTGTATTCGCCGCATCGCCTCTCCTGAATCAGTTGGAGTAGGCCATTCTGCACAAGCACGGGAGCGCGGTTCACCTCATCCCAGAGGATAAGCGAAGGCCCGTCCTCGGGATAGGGCAGGAAGCCGGGCGTGGCCCAGCGGGTGCGCCCGCCGTCAACGTAGGGGATTCCGCGCAAGTCTACCGCATCCAAGTTAGCCGCGCGAATGTCGAACAACTTACGACCGAGAGACGCGGCGACCTGGGCGGCAATCTGGGACTTGCCGACTCCGGGATGTCCCCAGATACAGGTGGGGGTGTTAGCTTTGGCGCACTCGGCTAGCGCCGGGACAAGCTCTGAGGGTTTCAACGTCTGCACTCTGTTAGCCTCCATTACGATCTGTCTGTATCCAGACACGGGCAATCGGCCCGCCACGGCCCGCCAGCGCGGGCCGAAGCTGGACTACTGCCGGAACCATCCCCAGAGCAAGCCGGCCAGCGCCGCCAGCAGCAGCGCCACGCCATAGCCCAACAGTAGAGCCGGGAGCCTGTCAGTGTGGGCAGGCCGGGACGTATCGACGGAGAAACGGTCTTCTTGTGCCATCAGCGCACCTCTAAGAGAGTAGAGTCTGAATCGAGACGGGCGGTAATGCGGGAGATATCGACCCACTGAGAGCCGGAACCCGCCAGCGGTTCGACCTGGAGACGGACTTGTCCCCATGCGGACTTCGCATCAGTCACGCGGCAGTTGATAACCATATCCTCCATGCGGACGGCCACCAAAGCGCCGACTGCCGGGCGAAGTTGATTGCAGGTTGTTCGACTCGTAGCGTTGCGGGGAGTGGGGCGGCAGTCCCCACAGGCGCAGTATTGAAAGTGAGCAGCGGTGCTTGCCATCGGATTAGCCTCCATGCGGAGCCGATATGTCGGCCCCTACCCAATACCTTATGCCCGTTTGGATGTGGGAGTCAAGCGGTAACTTGCTACAGCGCGTAGATTATTGCCCCTGCCCCATCCGGCCCGCCGCAAGGCGGCAGCAGCGCATCGGCTGTACTCCGATAACAGGGATAGATAAGGAGGGGAGAGAGAGGGAAGCAGAGCAAGCCCGCCACGGCATCCGCTAGCCCTAACCTTATCATTGGTAGGGCGTTAAACCCCTATATGCGCGGTCTAGCGTGGCACTCAGGCCCATCGGCCACCTCCAGACACCTCCAGACCCGCCCCGCTCGGCGCTTCGGTAGTGCGATGCGCGGCAACATAGGAGGTCGGAGAGAGAGTAACGCGCGCTCTCCCCGCCACGAACCGCAGCACCTCAAAGGTGGCATGGTGGCCCCATTGTGGCGGTACCGGGCGGATGCACCACACTTCAGCGGCTTGTATGTTGTTGATCCTATTAGGGATCTCCCGACGCGGCGCAGGGGGTGGGGGTGGTACTCGCCGGGGTGGCTGAAATTCAACTGTCCTCGATTCCGGCCACAAATAAAAAACCACAAAAAATAAAGCATTTATAATCATGCGATTGCGGAGGTTTAAGGTTGCGAAGTATCGAGGTGGGGTGAATTCGCTTGACAGGGAGAAGGTATAGTGGCACACTCCCTAGTGAAGGAGAAGGTATAAGGTATATGTCGCAAGGGAAGGTAGAAGAAGAGAGGCTTGCGAGGATGTTTGGGGAGGACGATGGGGAAAGGGGAGAAGGTAAAGGGTTGAAGGTTCGGAAGAGATGGGAAGATCGGAAGCCGGTGTGGGATAGGCACGGGAACCTGATGGAGTACGCGCCGAAGGCAGATGGATCACGGAAGAATGGGTACGTGCCGGTGAAGGTAATAGTGGCGCAAGGGTGGTTGGGGAGAAGGTTAAAGGTTGACGAGAGGGTAGTTTTGAAGGATGGAGACGTGAAGAATTTAAGGATAGAGAACCTTGGGGTGAGGAAGTTAGGGAGCCGGGAAGTGCGGTGGTTGGGAGGCGGGGTTGAAGACGGTAAGGGAGATGAGATGACGGGGCGTAAGTTTAAGGGATTACATACATAGCTACCCTAGCGTAATTTTTAAGGAAAGGAGGTGGACAATGGAACTAAACCAGACCGAGAAAGCCCGGATTGTCGCTTTGCAGCAGAAACCGGAAGCGCAGCGCACTGACGCGGAAAAGGCGGAACTGGCGGCATTGCTTCAGAAGCAAAGCCAATAGCGTTGGCCGTCTCGTAGCACATTGTTTTAGCTAGGGTAGCTATGTATGTAATCCCTAAAAGGAGCTTTATGAGATACCGTGATGGGCTTCCGCCCTCCGAATACAATCTGCCACCGGGATGCTCGCAGCGAGACTGCGAAGGTTCTGGTATTTCTGATCGGGACGACATGGACAATGACCCCAACCCCTACGATTTTGAGGAGGTGCCAACATGGGCTGACCGGCTAAAAACTGGCGCCGCAGGGACGGCGAGGCCACAAGACAAGTTGAAGGATTCGGATTAAGCATGAGAACCGGGGTCTGGAGACAGGCCCCGGACAAAGGAAGGTACACCATGACCGAACTTGAATCGCGCCTGGCGGATTGCCGCCGGCGGATCGAGGGAGAGAAGCCATGACGCGCTACGTGCGAGTGCCCATCGAGGCCGAGGAAGGGGGCTCTCGATGACGCGCATCGTGATTGAGATAAATCGTGGGGAGGTGCGGCGGCGAGAGTGCGGAAGGTGCGATCAAATCATTTGGGGGCTGGATACTGCCTATTGCCGAGCATTCACTACGCGAGCATTCCGTCTCCCACGTCAACTGAGACGTGTTGGCGGAGCACCCCAGCGCTGCCCGCAGTGCCTAGCGGCAGAAGTGAAGGAGGGGGTGCCCAATGGCAGAGCAGTTTGATCTCGCCGAGTTAGAGCGGCTGCACGCGGCGGCGATGGGCTGCCCGCACTCTCTGGGCGAAGGCGCGAAGCCGGTTCACGAATTGACGAACTATCTAACGACGCATCTCCCAGCCATCCTCGCGATGGGTGCCGAGCGCGAGCGGCTGCGGGGAGAGCGGGAGAAGATGGCGAAGGCTCTGATAAAAACGTGGGGAGTCTTGGAGCCGATTTGCCCGTGGGGATCAAAAGACAAAATCATGAGCGAGCACGCCGAGGCACTCGCCATCGCACGGAGGATCGCGAAATGACGGGAGAACTTGTATCAGCCACCCACCTAGTGATGGTGATGGCGAACGCATCAAATTGGGCCGACCTGTTCGACGATAGCGAGCGGGATGCGCTGCGCCTGGTTGTCACAGAGGTAACACACGCGCAAGCTATCATCGCCGAGAAGGACCGACAGATTGCGGAGTTGGCGGCGAAGATGGAGAAGGCAGTCGCTCTGCTCTACAAAGCATATGAGCTTGTGAACGACGGGAGTATGCAGAGTAGCCAGTGGGAAGCGTTCAAAAAGGTTTGCGCTGGGATTTCGCTGTTGAACCAACTCGATCCCGCCGTCATTCTCGCCGCCCGCGACAAGGCGCTCACGGAGCCGCTGGAGGCCCGCATTGCCGAGCTTGAGGCTCAGGTTAAGGCGTGCCACATGGAGAGAGACAACTTGAAGGGGAATCTCACCGACCTCGCAGCCTATCGAGAGAAGGTGCGGATAGAGTTCGCTAACCAGTTACTTGACCCCGCAAGCCGGGAGGGTGCATGAGGATTCACATCAAACATTACGACTACGACTGGGCTAAGCCGGCACTCTACTATTGCTGGCGTCCTGAGTGGGATCGCCGCTTTCGCTTCGCCATGCCGTTGCTGTCCTACCAAGGGGCGTGGGAGCTTGCGTTCGACACGCTGAAACGGAGGGGCGCAGAGGTAAGCTATGAAGATTGGTACGAGGCTGCATCAGGTTGGTGAGTTGGAAGCGTTAATGTTGAAAGGGGAATTGGGATGAGACAGCTTACGCTTGCTGGAGTGAACAAGGTGATCCAGAGGACTCTTGAAAAGGTGTCTGTTTTGGCTGGGCGAGATGGAGTAAACCCGCGTGACCAAGCTGTCTTTTTAGCTGGGGCGCTGTGGGGTGCAAAGCTACACGAAAACCAGTACGAGGGATGGATGTGTTCTGGGGCATCAAAGTTCATCCGTGATGCAGTGAAGCCCATTCAGCAAGATCTGAAGAAGGTGCTATGAGGATCACAGTGGCGACGATGGACCGGGCGATCTGGGCGGCCCGCCTGGGGGTTGGATTAGATTGCTATGACCCGGCGCTACGTGATCGCGCCATCTATCTGCGGGGCCTCGCGGACGCGGCGAAGGTGCTGTGTCTTTGGGATGGATGTTCTTCCAGATCATTGCGTGACGCGATCCGCGAGACGGCGAAGAGGCTGAGAAAGGAGATCAAACCATGAATAAGCAAACACTTCTTGGGGAGCGATTGCGACGTAAGGCCGGAGATCCCCGCGATGCCACCCTCCGCGAACTGGATCACTGGAAACAAGTATCCGGGTTCGATACCCCAGAACAAATGGTGGCGGCTGTCAATGACAGGTTTGACAAAGAGCTTCCACGGGGGCTAGCGAAATCGTTGTGGCAGCTTACGCAACGAGACTGCATTAAGTATGAGAGGATCATCCGCGAGCTGCTGGCGCTGTGTGCGAGGGAGGCGCTGAGGATTGAGGCACTGTCCCACGTAGTGCAGGATGACGACTTGCGGGTAGCAATGCACCGAGCTACGTTTGAACTCCGCGCGGCCAGCACAGACCCAGCGCTTGGAGGAGACGGCGAAAAAGGTTGAGGAAGGAACTTAAGGGATGAGCGAGTATCGAGAATTCAGGGATGCCGCAGACGTATTCGCGGCGTGCTGCCCTAAGGCAAAACACTTTGACGGAGATTGTGCAGCGGCGAATCGACTGTATCCAATCCTGGAGAAGATCAGGGAACGCGCCATAGCCACCGCTGACGATCCGCGTGACGCCACCATCGGCGAACTGCGGGCGCTGTGCGGGGAAGCGGCGGTGCAACTTGACGAGTACCTTGATTACGAGCGAGCGGAGCACATTTGCATCGTAATAGGCGACGTGGCCCTTGCTGCCAAGCTCCGCGCTGCCAGCGCAGCCCAGGCGCTTGAGGAGACGGCGCAGAGAATAAGGAAGGAGATCAAGGGATGAGCAATACCAGCAAATCACAAGAGATGTCTGGGATGCCAGCCAACATGAAGTTTGTACCAGCGGGAAACATATTTGCGCCTAGCCCCGATCCGCGCGACGCAGAGATCGCCAAACTGCGGGAGGCGCTGACCAAGATCACGGCAGAGATCGTAAAATCTACCGACTTAGCCCTGCAAATGGTGGAGGCGAAAGCCTGGGCAACCTGCGCACTGAATCTCGCCCTGTCGATGAATAGGATTAACAGTATCGCAGTCCAGGCGCTCGCCGAGCCGGGAGGGAAGCCATGAACTCACTGCATATTGCCGCTTTTACTTGGGCGGTGGTGGCTCTAACAATGGCTATTTTCGTTAAGCCGATTCCGCCCTGGGTTTACTTCTGGTCTGCCGCTGCGATTATTGCCTACGTCGTCGCCGAAGTCGTTCGCTTGCTGAGAGAGAAGCCATGAACTTATTTGACCAAGGTCCGGATGGGAAGTTCATAAGCCGGAGTGAGGCGCTGAAAGCATGGTTGCCGAAGCTCTTAGATAGAGCCCTTGGCGATGAAACCGCGCAAGCCCTGGATGTGCTGGCGGGGTATAAAGAGCGTCATGCGGCTAACGATCTGCGGGTAGCGGCCGACATGTTAGACAGACAAGATTCACACAGCGCGGACTACTGTATCAAGCGGCATACGCGCAAGCGCACCATCGCCGCCGAACTCCGCGCGACCAAGGAAAGGATCGGGAAGCTATGATTGAATCCCTGCTGATTGCCTACCTGCTGGCCCAGCCTCCAGCGACCGGGTGGCGCTTCTGTCCCGAGTCGGGCATATATCAGATAACCCCTTGCTATTCGGAAGTCCTAGCCCCTATCGTAATCGCTCAACAGCCCGACCTCGACGTCCTCCGCGCTAGGGTGGACGCGCTGGAGAAGCGGGTCAAGGAACTAGACCATAGCCTCACCTTGTGTGAATCTGCCGCTAGGCGAGAAAGTTTCGATAAGGGTTATCGGCCATTGGAGCCCTTGGATGTGAGTAGGTGTTGGAAGTTGGAAGTAGCGTGGGAAGCCTGCGACCGCGCCACGGCGCTCACGGTGCGGATCGTGCGCGACAACACCGCGCTGCTCACCGGCGGGCGGGCGATGGGGAAGAGCGAGCGGAGCCGGGCATGACCGACGAAACATTCATCGCGACGATCAGCACAGCATTCCCGTCTGGGAAATATGGGGTAATATTGCCATTTTGGCGCAAGCCCGACGGCACGGTAGACCGAGAGAGGACACTGGACAACCTAAAGTACTTCCCGTTAGCTAGCACGTTCACGCCGGAGCAACGAGCGAAGTTGCTTTCTGGGCCGCCAGAGCAACCGCCGAGCGACAAGCCGTCGAGTGAGGCGTGTAAGGAGCGCGGCAATGGGAAGTAACTCGAAGATTGAATGGACGAGGCACACATTTAACGCTTGGGTTGGCTGTTCCAAGGTAAGCGCGGGTTGTACCCGATGTTATGCCGAATCGCTGGCAAAGCGCACCGGATTGGCGATTTGGGGTGATTCCGGTACGCGGCATGTCACCTCAGACGCCTATTGGCAGGAGCCATATAAATGGGCAACCGCTGCGAGCATGTTTGGCGAGAGGCATCGCGTATTCTGCAATTCGCTAGCGGATGTGTTCGAGGATCGACCGGACCTTTCCGCGCCCCGTCATCGACTCTGGCGATTGATTCTCGACACACGTCATTCGCTTGATTGGTTGCTGCTGACGAAGCGGCCCGAGAACTTCAACATGATACCGCTCTCATTGGCGGATTCAGTCTGGCTCGGCGTCTCCGTGGAGGACCAGGCGACAGCCGACGAGCGGATTCCGCTGCTGCTGAAGACACCGGCGGCGGTTCGGTTTGTGAGTTGCGAACCCTTGATTTCCCCTGTCGATGTGTCACAATATATCAGAGGTTACAAACCGTATGAAGGAAGCGGAGCGATCATTTTTAGCGCTGATGCAGATCGGTGTCTTTTCGATGGAGGCGGACGGCCAGATATGGAGACATCGCAGGCTAGTGGGGGGGAGCCACGTCGGAACACCTCCAGCGTGGAGGGACATCGCGAGAGTTCGGGCGGAAAAGTCAACGAGCAACGGATACCCCACGATCTTCTTCAACGACGGAGTGGACGGGAAGCGAAAGAAGGTGTGGGCGCACCGAATCGTTTGGATGATAGCGAACAGATCGGATATTGCGCCGGGCCTGGAAATCAACCACAAGGACGGCATACGGAAGAACACATCGCCCTCGAACCTGGAAACAGTAACCCACTCACAGAACATGATTCACGGTTGTCGGGTGCTGGGGAGGAAAGGGAAGTCCGCATCCGGCGAGACCAATCCGGCGGCCCGATTGCGGGTGAGCGATGTCTTACAAATCAGGGCGCTTGCGGGCAAGATACCGCAGTCGCAGATGGCTGCTATGTTCCACGTGAACCAGGGGACAATTTCAGCGGTCATAACGAAGAAGTCATGGGCGCATCTGGAATCTCGCTGATAATCGTCGGTTGCGAGAGCGGGCCGGGGGCGCGGCCGATGGATGAGAACTGGGTGCGCTCAATCCGCGATCAGTGCGTGGACACCGACGTGCCGTTCTTCTACAAGCAACGGCTGGAGAATGGCCACAAAGTATCGCTGCCCCTACTCGATGGTCAGCAGTGGGCACAGTTCCCGGAGGCGCCCGATGCCAAGGAGGGCGAGGAGGTAAGCGAATGACAGATGAATTCTCTGGGCTTGAGGAGAACTGCCGTTTAGTTCAGATCGGCGGCAACTTCGTATATGGGGAACCAGACAAGATCCTATCGATGATCTATGAGATACGGCGCTTGCGCGGCATATTGGATAATGTTCGGGTGGTTGATCGATTTCATGCTGAAGATGAATACAATCAAGAGATGAAAAGTCAAGCGTGTAAGGAGCGCGGCGATGGAAGATAACCCTGGAATTCAGGCGTGCATGAGACTGAACGCTAAACTGACAAAACGTGTGGAGTTACTGCGGGTAGCGTTGGAGCGCATACACGAAGGAGCTACCCGGCGGTTAACTGTACCGCGAGATTACAGCGCTGATTATTACGCATTCACGGCCATAGCGACTACCGCCGAAGATGCGCTTGCGGAGGCACCCGATGCCAAGTAACGCCGCAGGCCCGTGGCACAAGTTCGACGCCCAGGACAAGGCGACGTGGCCGGAGGCAGGCGTCAGGTACCTGGTTTGGCTTGAATCGAATTATGCAATCACGGCCCACTTTTTTAATGGCAACGTATGGATCGGCGTAAAGGGCGTGACGCACTGGGCCGAGATCCTTCCGCCGGAATCGAGTGGCGAGTAATGCCAGCACCAACACTCGGCGGCGGTTGGCGGCAGACGCTTCTCGCACTGGAGGAGGACTGGGATTCATATGGCGCTGTGTCTATAGCTGTCACTGCGCTTGAGACACTGGCGGGATTCTCCGTCGTCCCATGCTCGTCGGGCGGTATCCAGTTGGAAGTCCATCGTGACGGCTACGACATTGAGATTGAGATTGACGCAGCGGGGCGCATCGTTAGAGCGGTGGTGGGCCACGAAGCGCCGGAATCGAGCGCGACGCAGGAACGGGAGGGAAGATGAAGCGTTTACCGTGGGGGCATAAGTCGCGACATTGCGTTTTCTGTGGGTTGGTGGGGCCGCGAGTACCTGTGCTGGGGGGCTATGCGCATCGGCGCTGCATTCAAGAACCGATGAAAGATTCCCCAAGGCCACCATTAAAGAGAGCCCCAAAGACCACGGGCAGCGGCTACGCGATTGCGGAGGGAAGATGACCCACGCGACCCTGCTCTCTGACCGGTCCGCCGTGCGCCGCGCCTACGTGGGGGTGACGGCATGAGCGACTGGAAAGTTATCACCCCCGGCCCGAAGCTCGGGCAAGCCCCAATGAAGGGCGGTCGTTTTCTCGTTGAAACGCGATCAGGTATAGAAGTTGCTCAGGTACGCTGTGAGGAACACGCTCGCCTAATTGCCGCTGCCCCAGCGTTACTGGACGCTTTAAGGCAGTACATGGGATTTTGCGGGAATACCTGCTACTCGGTTCCCCGTGAAGTCGCCAAGATGTTGTACGACAATGCCGAAGCTGCTATTAAGGAAGCGGAGGGCGGGGTATGAGAATTTATGCTTATGTGACCACTGAATCAGTCCGCGAAGGACCGGCAAAGCTACCGGGCGCAGAAGTCAACGGGAAGCCCGTCTCAAAACATGGTGATTACTGGGCCTGGACGAGAGGCAAGCGGGCTACGCTGAAGATCATTGCCGATCCGAAGTCGCTCGGCTGGCGATACCGCACCGCTCGGAGAGTTGCGGAACTGTGGGGGTGGACGCGATGACGAAAGCAAATCCCATACCTAAACATCAGTGGACGCATATCGGCGACAAGGTTCTTGTCGTGCGTCAATGCGCTCACGACGTGGGCCGCTACATTTGGTATCGGGCCTGGGTATGAGCGATGAGCGAGAAACGGATGCGTGATTCGATGGACGCGCCAGAGTTTCCCTACGACGACGAGGGGCGCTGCCCTTACTGTGGTGCGGCCTCAGATGAGGACTGCATCCCAGAGAGCCATTGTGATGACCTTGATGATCTTGATGATGTGTAGTTGGGGGAGGAGGAGGGAAGATGAGAGTAGATCCTGCCGCGACATACCGACTGCTGGAAGCCGTCGAGGAACTCTACCGCCAGCACGCCAAACTTCAAGAGATGCGGCGCAATGTGAAGCCTTGTACGGAATTTAGTTCCGGAGATAGAGAAACCGGGGACTACGGAACGCCCGCGTGCGACATCCACAAGGACACCGACGAGATGTGTGAGAACTGTCTTATCAAGGCAGCGCAACTCTCGGCTTTCAAGGTGGCGAAACGGAAGCGCGCTTTGGCACAACGCCGAATCCTGCGATGGGCCGAGCGGCACGTAAAGACACCCTACGAACGTGAGACGTGGCGCAACTCACTGGCGTGCTGGAAAAAGGTGGCTGGCAAATGACCCACGCGACCCTGCTCTCTGACCAGGATGCGAAACAAATGAAAGGACAGAAATGAACATAGACGATCTGACCATCAAGCAGGCCCGCGAACTGGTTGCGATGTTCGCGACAAGCCCAACGATCAACCCCAAACCAGTGCATCCGATGCTCGGCAAACGCTGCCTTGTGCGGACCTACAGCGCCGGAGTGCATATCGGCGATGTGGTGTACGTCGATGGCATGGAATGTAAGCTGGAGAATGCGCTTCGACTGTGGAAGTGGGAAGGTGGCGGCTTGTCGCTGTCGGCGGTCGCAAACAACGGGATTTCTGGCGGCAGGCTGAACAAGACTGGCGAAGTCTACCTGACGAACGTAATTGAGTTCATCCCGACGACCAAGATGGCAGAGGCGACGTATGAGCGATTTATCGAAGATCGTCGCTAGGCATCGCGGCGACGGCTCCGGCTACGGCGACGGCTACGGCGACGGCTACGGCGAAGGCTCCGGCTACGGCGACGGCTCCGGCTACGGCTACGGCGACGGCTCCGGCTACGGCTACGGCGAAGGCTCCGGCTACGGCTACGGCGACGGCTACGGCGACGGCGACGGCTCCGGCGAAGGCTCCGGCTCCGGCTCCGGCTACGGCTACGGCGACGGCTCATGACGCAGGCAATGCTCCAGTCTGACCAGGATGCCGTGCGCCGCGCCTGCGTGGGGGGGGAGGACGATGAACTACGCTGAGTTCCTAGCATCGAAACGTATCTTGTCTGAGCCGTGCGGATTTGAGGTAGCAGAATCAGATATTAACCCGATGCTGTTTCCGTTTCAACGGGATATCTGCCGATGGGCGCTACGCGGCGGCAAGCGGGCCGTCTTTGCGCACACGGGGCTTGGCAAGGGGCCGATCCAGTTGGAGTGGTGCAGGCACGTCTGTCTGCACACGGGTGGCAACACACTCATCCTGGCCCCACTGGCAGTATCGCAGCAGTTCAAACGGGAAGCCGCAAAGTTCCACATCGCGGTGACGCTTTGTCGCGATCAGTCCGACGTGCGGCCCGGGATCAACGTCACAAACTACGAGCGCATGGGGCTGTTCGATCTGCGTTCATTCGCTGGCGTGGCGATGGACGAATCGAGTTGTATCAAGGACTGGACCTCAAAGACAACCAAAGACCTGATAGAACAACTAGCCGAAACGCCGTTCAAGCTCTGCTCCACGGCGACCCCGAGCCCGAACGACCACGCCGAACTGGGAACCCACGCCGAACTATTGGACGTGATGCGGCGCTCCGCCATGCTGGCGATGTTCTTTGAGCACGATGGCGGCGAGACGGCCAAGTGGTCGCTCAAGGGGCATGGACGCCGACCGTTCTGGAAGTTCGTAGCTTCGTGGGCCGTCTGCCTACTCAAGCCATCCGACCTTGGATACGACGACGAAGGATTCAATCTACCGCCCCTGCACCTCCAAGAGCACATCGTGGAAGTAGACCAAAGCATCAGCACGGATGGGATGCTTTTCAGATGCCCGGACATGAGCGCGACGGGCCTCCACAAAGAGATGCGTCTGACTTGCGACGACCGGGCGCGTAAGGTTGCAGAACTTGTACGAGAGAAGCCCGACGAACAGTGGATCATCTGGTGCAACACGAACTACGAAGCCGACGCCATGCGGGCGGCGCTCCCTGAAGTCGTCGAAGTGCGCGGGTCTGATTCGCAGGAAAAGAAAGAGTCCGGAGTAGTCCAATTCTTAGATGGAGACATCCACTGGCTGCTCAGTAAGCCTGAAATCTTCGGCTACGGCTTAAACCTTCAGTGCTGCTGTAATATGGCTTTCGTCGGCCTCTCGTATTCGTTTGAATCTATGTTCCAAGCGATCCGCCGATGTTGGCGCTTCGGGCAGGCGCATCCCGTCAACGCCCATATCATAGTGGCCGAAACAGAGGGCGGCGTACTCTCGACCATCCGGCGCAAGGAAGCGCAGTACGAAGAACTACAGCAAGAGATGAATGTCGCCATGCGCGAGGAGCAGCTTGCCGCGCGGCATAAGGCAACGAGATACGACCACGAAACAGAAATGGAGATTCCGGAATGGCTGATATCGCAAACGGCGTGAAGGTAATAAACCAAGTGATTACGGAAGAGTACGCCATTTACCAGGGCGACTGCGTTGAAGTAATGCGCGGGATGCCCAACGACAGTGTTCATATGAGCGTGTTTTCCCCGCCGTTTGGTTCCTTGTACTCATACACGGACGCGCAGCAGGACATGAGCAATGTCCGCGACTACAAGGAGTTCTTTGCCGGATTCGATTTCATGGTGCGCGAACTTCACCGGATTATGATGCCCGGTCGGCTGGTCGCATTCCACTGCATGCAGATCCCAGCCATGAAGGAGCGCGACGGATACATTGGGCTGAAGGACTTTCGTGGCGATCTGATCCGGGCGTTTGAGAAGTACGATTTCATCCACCATTCCGAGGTGGTGATTTGGAAAGATCCACTGATCGAGGCCACGCGGACCAAGGCGCTCGGGTTGATGCACAAACAACTTGTGAAGGATTCGGCCATCTGCCGAGTCGGAAGCCCCGATTATCTCGTAGTGATGCGCAAGGATGGCGACAATCCCGAGCCAATACCGCATGCCCCTTCGGGCTTCAACCGCTGGATTGGACGGCCCGAAGACGAACCCAAGGCCGAAAAAAAGATCGGTTCGGCAGTGAACAAGTATTCGCACTATGTCTGGCAGCGCTACGCTTCGCCGGTTTGGTTCGACATCAATCCGAGCGACACGCTACAGCGCACCAGCGCTCGCGAAGACGACGATTCCCGGCACATCTGCCCGCTTCAACTGACAGTGATCCGGCGTGCGATTGAACTATGGAGCAACCCCGGAGACATCTTATTTTCGCCGTTTGCCGGGATCGGATCGGAGGGCTATGTGGCACTGGAGGAACGACGTCGGTTTGTAGGGGCCGAATTGAAAGAATCTTACTACAACCAAGCTTGCCGGAATCTTGAAGCCGCGTTGAAATTGCGAGACCAAGGAACGCTCTATGGCGGAGATTGAGGATGAACTCGCCCGCTGCGTCCGCGAACAGGAAGCAGTGAAAGTATACCTGGACAGCGACGGACCAGACAAGGACGGGGCGTGGAAGGGATTGACGGATTGGCTCATGGAAGAGGCGCTGATTCGATTGGGGGCTCTATGACCCCCTCCCAACTCCAGGCCGACCAGAACTCGGTTTGGCGGGCCTGCGTGGGTTGGTGGGTTAAGTTGTTAGTTTTCGTGGCACAATAAGTCTTGATACGGACTGGAGGTGATGATGAAAGCAGCGGCATACTGTAGGGTTTCGACTAAAGATCAGGCAGAAAACGGCGTCTCCCTGAAGGACCAAAGGGCCAAGATCGAGGCTATGTGTGTGGTTCGAGGAGACGAGCTTGTAGCGCTGGTAACGGACGAGGAATCCGGCAAGGATCTCAACCGTCCCGGTTTCCAACAGATTCAGCGGATGGTGGAGGACCACGAAGTCGATGTCGTCATCATCGCGAAGTTGGACCGGCTGACCAGAAGCGTGGGGGATCTGGCGCACCTTCTGGCCCTATTCGATAAACATGGAGTGGCGCTCGTATCCCTAGCTGAGTCTCTTGACACACAGAGTGCAGCGGGCCGTCTTGTGATTAACGTCATGGGTGCCGTGGCCCAATGGGAGCGGGAAGTGATCTCCGAGCGGACGAAGGCGGCACTGGCGTATAAGAAATCGAAGGGGCAGCGGGTGGGGAACATCCCGTTCGGGTTTGAGTTGGGCGAGGGGAAGCAGTTGATCCCCAATCTGCGGGAGCAGAGCCTTATCAGGCTAATCAGGCGTGAACGTGAAAAAGGGGCGAGCTATCGCGCAATCGCGGGTGTGTTGAATAACTGTGAGTATAAGACTCGCACGGGCGGCAAGTGGCGGCACGAGTCGGTCGAAGACGTTTACAAGGCGAAGCCGGTAGTACTATCGGCGTAGGAGGAAATATGCTTAAAACGAAAGACACGTACAACGGCCACCTGACTTTCCGAACCACCAGCCTCTACATCGGCGACGTGCTAGATCTGTATGAAGAATACTCGCCAGACGAAGTGGATCTTCTTAAGGTGCTGGCGAAGGATCGAAATGTGATACTGGCCGGGGCGAACATCGGGGCCATCGCGGTGCCGGTCGGGAAGGCTGCTAAGGAGCTTAGCGCGTTTGAGCCAAACCCGATTGAGTACGAACTGCTATGGGAAAATATACAGAACTGCGGCTCATGCTTACCGTGCTGCAAAGCGCTTGGAGA